AAGAATTTCATAAAGAGGCTTACAATGAGAAAAACTAAAGAGAATCTTGAGCATAGAATCCAGCTCAAAAAAGACGAGATTGAGCGGTATATGGACAGAATTAAAAACTATCCGGCTGACAGATTGGAACGCAATGGTAAGCTATATCTTCAAAAATTACAACATAATCTTATTATCTTAGAGAACAAGGTAGACAACCGTGAAGGTCGTCGTAAACTTAACGCGTCACTAGGATATGCTAGAATCGGATTAAACAATGTTTAAGGAATAACAGGTGACTGACTATAAACAACATATTTTAAAACATTCTTTAAATCCAAACAATCATAATATAACCCGCTATGTAACATTTATTGAGCATTGTAAAACCTTAGTACTTAATGACAAATACACCGAAACTCATCATATCGTTCCTAAGTCATTTGGCGGATTAGATAATATTAACAACTTAATTACGTTAAGTGCAAGGCATCATTATATAGCACATTTATTATTAGCAAAAGGCACAAATAGTCCTAAAATGATTAAAGCATTACACTTAATGGTGTATTCTAAAACTGGTGATGTATGCCGATCTTATAAAATAACCAATAGAGTGTATGCATACCTTAGAGAATCGCATGCAAAGGTTGTAAGTAATTATAGTAAAGGCACAGTGGTTGCAAAAAATTTGAATACTTTAGAAATTAAACGAATTCCTAAAGAACTTTTTGACAAATATAACGGTATTATATATGTTGCATTAGCAAAGGGTAGAAAAGACAGTATAGCAACTGTTAACAAAAAAAGAGAAGCTAGTAAACGACCACGCATAGTTTGTCAACAATCTATAGTTAGAAGCCAAACTGCATCTAAATACTCTTACTGTACACCTAAAGGATTTTGTAACACTAGTAAAGAACTACTAACAGTTTATCCAACATTTACTAAAAATACATTGACTATTATTAATAATGATGTTATTATAACACATAAATTTGCGTCAATTCATAATGAGTTTTCAACGTTTGTTGGAAAATCTTTTAAAGAATTTGGTATAACTAAATTAATCAAGGATAATACATGTCACACATTAAAATAAGCGAGATATTTTACTCACTGCAAGGCGAAGGGCGATTTATGGGAGTACCGTCAATTTTTTTACGAACATTTGGTTGCAATTTTCGCTGTAGAGGTTTTGGAATGCAAAACGGTGAATTAAGTACGGAAGCTTTGGATCTTGCAAAATCTGCATCATTATATACAAGCTATAATTTACTTCCATTAGTAACTACCGGTTGTGACTCATATGCTGCGATATATCCGCAGTTTAAGCGTTTAAGTCCAACTATGTCAATAGACGAAGTTGCAGCTAAAATGATTGAGCTGTTACCTAACGGTGAATGGGGTGGTGTACACTTAGTTATTACAGGTGGCGAACCATTATTACCAGGTTGGCAACAAATATATCCAGAATTACTAAGACATCCTAAACTTGCAGACTTAAAAAACATTACATTCGAAACTAATGGTACACAAGAACTGTTACAAGATTTTGAAAACTACTTATACATGGAAAGACGGTATCAAACTACGTTTTCAGTTAGTCCTAAGCTAAGTGTAAGTGGCGAGCCTAGAGAAAAAGCTATACGTCCTGAGATTGTAACAGAATATCAATTTTCAGGTCATAGTTCATTCTTAAAATTTGTAGTAGCATCCGAAGACGATGTAACAGAAGCACTTGAAGTAATGCAGCTATATAAAGACAACGGATTTAGAGGTGATATTTACTTAATGCCAGTAGGCGGTGTAACTGATGTATACAACCTTAATAATCGACGAGTAGCAGAACTTGCACTACAACACGGATTGAGATACAGTGATAGACTTCACCTCCCTCTCTTCGGTAACAACTGGGGAACATAATGTTTGGAAATTTTATAAAAAAAGTGTTTGGTGGTGAAAATCCAGAACTAAAACATCAGCAAGAGGTGCAAGCTGCAATTAAAGCTAAACAACAAGCTAAGGTTAAACCTAAAGCTAAAGCTAAAGCTAAAGAAAAGGTAATTGAAAAAGCACCATTAACAGACAAAGAAAAAGCAAACTTAAGACACGAACCGTGGGTTGATGTAATTGGCTTTAGGGTTAATCCAGAAAACGTTAGAAATGGTTTTTTTGAAATTGATTGGAATGATTACTGGATTGAAAAATTAAAACAAGAAGGATACGGCTTTGATGGTGATCCTGAAGATGAAATTGTAGGTCGTTGGTATAGAGATATCTGTTACAATGCTGCAGCAGCAGAAGGTATCGATATTTCAGATCAAGATTTTGGAATACTTAAAGTTAACAAATCATAATAGAGGGCATATGGCATTTATTGAAGTAGACACAGCAAATCTTTTTTCTAGAGCGAGACATTCTGTAGGCGGAAGTGACGATATTAAACTTGGCATGGCTTTACATATCATGTTTAACGGAATTAAGAAAACATGGAACGATTTTGACGGGCATCATGTTGTGTTTTGCTTAGAAGGTCGTAGTTGGCGTAAAGACTTTTACGAACCTTATAAGAAAAATCGTGCAGTGACTCGTGCTGCAATGACTGTTAAAGAGCAAGAAGAAGATAAAATATTTTGGGAGGCATTTAACGAGTTCTGTGAATTTGTACGTGACAAAACTAACTGTACAGTATTACAACATCCACGGTTAGAAGCAGATGACTTAATTGCCGGCTTTATTCAACTGCACCCAGATGATAAACATATTATCTTTAGTACCGATACTGACTTCCAGCAACTAATTAGTCCAACGGTTAGTCAGTATAACGGGGTTGCAGATCATCATATTACACACGAAGGGTACTTTGATGCAAAAGGCAAACCTATTAAAGACAAGAAAACAGGTGAAAACAAGTTACCATTTGATCCCGAATGGATGTTATTTGAAAAATGTATCCGCGGTGATACAAGTGATAACGTATTTTCAGCATATCCTGGTGCTAGAACAAAGGGCACTTCAAAAAGAGTAGGATTAACTGAAGCGTTTGAAGACAGACACTCTAAAGGGTATTCATGGAACAACTTTTTACTGCAAAGATGGACTGACCATAATGGTAAAGAACATCGAGTAATGGATGATTACGAACGTAACAGAACGCTAATTGATTTAACACAACAACCGGAGGATATTCGTAAGATTATTGAAGACACAATTACGGAAAACGCTAAACCTAAAGAGATTTCACAAGTAGGGGTGCGTATGATGAAGTTCTGTCAGTCATATGATATGAAACGCATTGTTGATAGCATACAACAATACAGTATTCCTTTCCAAGCAAACTATTCAAAACAATAACATGAAAACAATTACAATACGTAAAGACGAGTTAATTGAAATTTTAGCAGTTTTAGAAAAATTTCCCGAAGTAAATAAAATTGAAGTAGAATATCAATCCGGGAGTATTGGAGACATATTAAATATTTCATTCCCATATGTAGTAAATGGCATTGCTACTACACAAACTGTTGAGATATCTGGTGTAGATCAATGGTAGAAATTGAATTACGTGCAAAACCAATAGTAGATGGTAAATTTTGGATTGTTGAACAAGACGGTTTAAAAATTGCTACTCTTCGTAAAAAAGAAAACAACAAATATGTACTAAGTAGTAATAACAACGAGGTACTGTTTAATAAAAAAGAGGAACTTACTAAAGAATTTGGTCCTAATTTCTTCTTATCTAATAACAATATAAAAGTTTCAGCTATTGAAACTAACGAATGCTATGGATATCCAACAAGTTGTAAACCGTATAACGCTATTTACGACGTTAGACGCAAATTACCACTATTTACCAAAAGTGATCAAAGTAAAAGTTTATATTGCGCTGGATATTACATTATTAAATTTGAAAAAGGGTGGGTTAAAAGCTTCTGTCCTAAGGTAATTACTATAGAACGAAACGATCACAAAGGACCGTTTAAAACGGAAATTGAAATGAAAATGGTACTAGCAAATGCGAAATCAGATTAACACTACACCAATATCACAATTTGCTCAGTTGTTACGTGCAACTGAGCTTTCTCAGCAAAAAGAAGTAAAAATTCCCGTGCAACAGGCTAGATTACTTAATTTAGCACTAACAGAACTGTTAGATCAAGTCAATCGTGACTACGGCGAGTTATTAGCATCTTTAAAACAAAACAACGACACTGAAGTTGTCTCAGTACAACTTGACGGTGGCGGATTTGGTGAAGAAATATAGGCTAAATATACGTAGTTAATAGGAGGACCTCATGTCGAGACCTAAACCGCGTGTACTTTTAGAATACACTAATCCATCTACAAATCAAACAGAACAAATTTTAGAAGCTGATGCCATATGGGCTGTATACTATCGCAATGAACCAATTAATTTAAAAAGTGTTTCTAGTAATTTAAGTTATAAGTATAAAAAGACCAGCTTCTCAAATGAAGGCCATGCACATAACTTAGCTAAAAAGCTAAACATTATGTTTAAATGCAGCAACTTTGCAGTTTTAAAGCTACTTAACGGGGTTATAGTACGATGATTACGCAAACTGCATTAACAAAAATATTTTTAGAACAGTGGGGTAAATGCTCTGATGACACTAACGTAAAATTGTTTTCACGTAAATGGTGGAAATCAGTGCGACTAAACAAGCCTACTGCATTACGGTTAAGTGATGATGGATTTGATTTCTTAACTAAAACATTAGAACTCAAATCATACGAAATTCCATTTACAGATACTATAGAACTCAGTCCGCAAACAATTATTTTTTTAGAACGGTATATGGATTGCCCATATTACTTAACATATAAAAGTATAATAGTATTTAACGAACGTAAATGTGTTGAACTTTACTTTTTCTCAGATGACATACGCAGATACGGGTTATCTAAAGCAATGAAAGAACGGCAAAACAACTTATAAAAAATATTTGACATCTATTAAAAATACTGTATAATATGCAGCATAGTTAGTTAGCAACGCAGCAGCAACACAACATGCTTACTTATTATACTTAACTTTCTTTTTAACTCACTATGAGGAATTTACACTATGAGCAACGAAATCACTTCACGTACAGTCGGTCCTAAACAAGCTAAAAAAGCATTACGTAAAGCATTTAGCAGCAAACGTCCAATCTTTATTTGGGGTCCTCCAGGCATTGGTAAATCAGATATTATTAA